CTTCTTGAACGTCCGGTCCCCGACGAGGTAGATGTACCGGTGTTTGCGCGGGCGCTGCTTGTAATAGAAGTCGTCGCCATACTTGGCCTTGATCGCTGCCACGCGGCTCTCCGCGCCCCTGAACTGGTCCGATATGGTTTGGCTGTGCAAGTGCTCTTGCCCTTTGATCTTCCAGTCTGTGCGCTTCGCCGACAGGCCGTAGTACCCAAAATTGGTTGCCTGATAGATGTACCCAAAGTGGCCTTGCTCTGTGTCCGCGAAGGAGACGACGATCCGGCCCTGCGGCAACAGCTTCAGGCTGCGGCCCACAAGCATGCTTGCGTGATTGCGGACGTTGTCGCGGAGGCATAGGCGGTTTAGCTCAAGCACGGCAGGGGCCATGTCTGGGCCAGCCACTCCGGTGCGAAGTGTCGAACTCAATGGCGTGCCGTATGTGACCACGCCGAGCAAATCCTCGCCGTCGAACAGACCAAAGGCGTAGGTGATACTCGGCCAGCGTTTGGCGTAGTGGATGTTGAGGATGAAGTCCTCGCAATCGGCGCGGGCTATGGCGCGAACGTCCATACCTCAGTCCTTCTTGTAGCGGTGGGTCTCGAACCCAGCCGCAGCCAGAGGCAGGCCGACAGCCCACGACGGGTTGGTCGCCATGATCGACGCAAGCTGCGCCACTGTGTAGTCGGCGCTGTCAGGCACCTCAGTGATCAGCTCGTCATGCACGCGGATGCAGACTTCGTAGCCGTGCTCCTCCGCGCCGACCATGCCGGTCATGAAGACGTCGCGGGCGACGGCCTGAACGATGTTCTCCACCAGCTTGCCGCCGTAGGTCTCGATGCGCTCCCACTTCTTGGTGAACTGGTTCACGCCCTCGAACGTGACGCGCGCGTCCTCGATCTTGGCGTTGCGGTACGACAGGAAGCGCCCGCTGGGCAGCTTGATGCGCAGCCAGCCGTCCTTCATGTCGAAATGGAGCAGGCCGCGCACGTCGAAGCTCTCGCCATCGCCGCGCACTGCGGCGCGCGCCGCGCCCTCAACGTCGTACCAAAGTTTGACCACGTTCGAGTGCGCCGTGCGCCACGCGGTCACCAGCGGCTTGATCTCCTCGTCCGTCATGGCCGCGACCGCAGGGCCGCCCATCGTGCGGAAGGCTCCGACGCCGCCCTGATAGCCGCACGCCAGCTCCATCGTCTTACCGTACTGGCGCATGGACCCGTCGCCGGTCTTCTTGTTCTCGACCACGACTTCGGGATCGACGTTAAAGCCCTTGGCGTAGGCGACGACGTACAGGTCGTGCCCGATGCCTCGGTCGAAGTCGTAGAAGGCCTTAATCTTCCAGTCCTCACCGGCCAGCCACGCAAGCACGCGGCCCTCGATGTTGGACAGGTCGGCGATGACCAGCTTGCGGCCCGCAGGGGCCACCAGACAGCCGCGCACGGCGGACGAGCAGAGGTCGGTCACGTTGTCGAACATCAGGTCTTCGCAGTCCAGCTTCATGGCTGAAATGCCTGTCTCGATCTCGTCGGCGTCCATCACGGGGCGCGGCAGGTTCTGCGGCTGGAAAATACGCCCCGCGTCACGGCCTGTGCGCGATGCGCCGCAGAACTGTAGCGTGCCGCGCAGGCGACCGTCGGATGACGTGGCGTCGAGCAGCACCTTATACTTTGCCGGTGAGGTGGCCGCCGCCTGCTGTCGGATTTCCAACAGCTCACGCACGAAGGGCGTCAGGCTGCTGCTGCGGAGCAGCTCGGCAACGGTGGACTTAGTCAGGTTCTCCGGTGTGAAATTGTGGTAGTCCCGCAGATACTGTAGGAAGCGCGCGCCCTGCGTCAGCTTCGTTACGTGTCCGCCTGTCAGATCGGCAGCACGAGTGGCCAGAGTTCCTGAAGTTCTTCGAAAAGCTCGAAGGGCTGCGTGGGCGAGTTCAAGGTCGATGGCGATGCCACGGTCATTAACTCCTTGGTCAATTCGCCAAAGGTTCCGCTCACTCCGACTATTGTTCCAATTCGGCAGACGTCCATATACGTCTCGCATCGCGTCCACATCAAGGCGGGCGTATTCGATGAACTCATTCCATTCGGTGGGGTGACTGACACTGTCCGCTCTCCTCAACTTCATGTTCTTTGGTCGTGGCTTCGTGAACAAGTGTATCAGCTTCTTGCCCGCCTTGTCTTTAGCTTTGTCGGTCGGCACGCCCAACACGTCACACAGCGTGCCCAGCGAGCCGGGGAGGCTGTGGGCGAGTGCCTGCACCATCGTGTCTCGTATCTTCTCGACGGGTATGTTCACGCCGCAGTGGCGCAGCACGGTGCGGTCGAAGTGGCTGTTGTGGATGACAATGGTGTCGGCCTCGTAGATGTATTGCAGAAGGCCTGCGCGCCACTCAGGTTTGTGCTGCGTGTCCCACACGTCCACAGGCGCATCGTCCACAGCGAAGGCAACCAAAAGCACCTCCGCCTCTTCGGCGTAGCGGTGCGTGCCGTGCGTGATCGGCACGGGGCTGTAGGTTTCGAGGTCAAGCCAGAGAGTGCTCACGAAGCACCCGACTGACCGTGCTCAAACCGTGCGGATCGTGCGGCAATCAACGCGTTTCTTACGCGCATGTCGTGCCCCCAGTTTGGGTAGGCTTCCGCTTGGAAATCCTTCAAGCGCTCCCCTGCGTCCACCTGTTGCCACTTCCATAAATTAAGGCAGGAGGTGTCCAAACCTTTAGGCCTGAGTTCGGTGCGAAGCGCGCCGACACCCTTATGGTGCACTATTACGGTAACTTCCAAAGTCAGGGCTTCGTCGGACACGTCTGGGACGTCGCCCAACAAAAGCAACGGTTTGGCCTCTGGGCCAAAGTCACCATCGTCCGCGCAGCAAGAAAACCCCGGAGGGCCGCCGCCAAAGTCTAGGTGGTCTAACCACATTTCGTTATCGCTAAAGAAGTTTGGGTCGCCTTTTACCTCAACGTACAGATGCTGCCCGCTAGGTGTAATGACTTCAAAGTCAGGGAGCCACGCAATAGTGTGATCTTGGTGCCATCCTATGCGATAGCCTTCATGCTCGTAGCGCCACTGCCACCCCAAGCTGTCGAAGAAGACCGCCCAGCGAGCCTCCAGACGGCTGCGGAAGCGGTGACCTTTGTAACGTGTTTCGATTGCTTTAATCATGATGTTTTCCCTCAATTCTGGTGGACCGCGCCCCGCGAGTTACCAACAACGGGGGAGGGACCACCCGGTGCGCGGCGCGGTCCGCCAGAAAAGAGGGCGCGACGGTTGCTTCCAACTGATGCCGGAGCATCCAACCGCCGCGCCGTCCCTATAGCGTTAAATTAGATCAAGTCCAATAGCTGACGCATATGCGTCAACAAGGTAGCGCTCTTCCTGACGCTTGTCGCCGTCCATAGCCCGCAGGCGAAGGACTTGGCGCATGATCTTGACGTCATAACCGCGAGACTTGCCCTCGGCGAATACGTCTTTGATGTCCTCGGCGATTTCCTTCTTCTGCTCTTCCATACGCTCAATGCGCTCAAAGAGCAGGTTCAGTTCGTCACCGGCGACGAGGTTGTGTCCGATGTCCGTCATCAGAGCAGGTCTTCCGCGTCAACCGGAGCTTTCGCCATACCGGCAAAGTCATCCGCCGTAGCTGGACCAGTTCCGCCTGATAGCGGCTCACCGTCGTTGGCAAACATAACGCCCAGAACGGCGCATGAAACGCGGTTACCGTCGTCACGTGGCAGCGGATAGATTTCTACCTTCAGGTGACCATAGCAACCGGCGTAGAACTTACTCGCGGCAGAAGCACGCGGCAAATCCTTGCCATACTCCTTGCCGTGTTCGTCGAACAGGCTCGGCTCTTTGTTTTCAGGCGCGCTTACAGCAAGCGAGTACATGTTTTCGAAGCCAGCGTAGACTTTGCCTTCCTTGTTGCGGTACGGCTTTTTGTCGAGAGCCAGACGGCCTTTCTCGCGGCACATTTCGACAACGTCCTTTGCGCTGTCTTTCCACTTCCAACGGGCGACTTCGTCCATCGCGCTTTCGATCAGCGCAATGTCAGGGTCTTTTTGGTCGAGGATGACGCGTGCCCCGAAGGAAGGCTTGCCACCTTGCACAGAGCGTGGTGCGGCCAGATCGGGGAAACCAATACGCTTGTTCTTCAACATGAGCGTAATTGCGCGGCGTGGTTCATTTGACATTTTTCAGTTCTCCAGTTTACCAGTTTTAACAAGATCGCCGAACTCTTCGGCAATCGACTTGATGTCCATCGCTGGACGCTTATCGGTGGCGGGTGCCACTGATGGTTTGCCCTCGCTCCGAACGATCTGCTCTTGCAGGTTCGCCCAGCGCTTGGGGTTTTCTTTGAACACCTTCTCGGCCTTTGTGGGGCTGATCAGCTTGAAGTCATAGACCTGATCGTCGCGCATGCGGAAGGTCTTCTTCATCATCTCCTCGACGACCTTTGCGTCCCTCCAATCGCGGTTGCCAGCGCGACCCTCGACCAGTTTGTAGCCGGTGACAGGCTGACCCGCAAGCAGGCGGCGCTCTGTTTCTGCACGGACAGCCTTGCACCACTGCTCGATCATTTCGATCTTAGACATGGCCACAGGCAGGTAGTTGTCGCTGGTCTCCGACGTGATCTCACGCGCCACCAGATCAGCAAAGTCGCTCAGGTCCGCCGAACCGCCAACCACGTCGGCCATCTCAGCGCGCAGGGCTGGGCAGACTGCCTTGGCCTTGCAGAACTTGCACTGCTTCTCGCCCGGCACGAGCGCAGGGTCTTCCCACCGCACCTTGTCCGCCGCGTGGCGCACATCGTCAGCAAAGGTAAGTAATTCACTTATCGGAATGCTGTACTCGCTGACGTGGTTCAGACGCGGCTGGTGGATGACCATCGTGACCGTGTCGAAGTCGCCGATCAGGTCGTACTCGTTCAGCGCGCCGAGGGCGTAGATCATGAGCTGCGGATTGTTGTCCGCATCGACCCTGACGCCCATGCCGTACTTCAGGTCAACGATGATGATCTCGCTGCCCTTGATGATGATTGCGTCGGACGTGCCGCCTGCGCCTTCTTCGCCGGTCAGGTGGCCAATGCCGACACGCTTCTCGACCAGAAGTTCGCCACCTTCGGCGTACTCACGGACGAGTTTCATGTAGTCCTTGACGTGATCAACCATAGTCTGGTCGATAATGAAGTCGAAGCCGTCAACGATGGCTGGTTGGCCGATCACCTGCGCGGGGTCTGCGCCACTGATGAGGCACTCAGACGCGATTTCATGCGCCAGTGTCCCCTCGGCAGCAAACGAGCTGCTGCTGTCGGGGAACGGTGCCTCAAGCGCGACGCTGCCGTGGCAGACCATCCAGCGGTGCGCGCCGGACGGGCTTAGTTTGGCGTGTGCGCTCACTTGCTTAACGCCTCTAGGCAGCGGGCGACCAGTTCGGGCAGCCGCGCTGCCTCAACGTGCGACGCCTTTACCACGCCAAAGCTGGACAGGATGCCTTCCATGAAGGGCTTGCCACGCGTCTCAACGACCTTGAGGACCAACGCACGGAGGTCGATTTCATCGGCGGGCGGGGCAATCGGCAGGTCAACGACCTCCAGCTCTTCGTCTTCAGAGGCCGATGGCGCAGGAGCAGGGGTGGTAGATGGTTCCTTCGTCGTTGGCTGGCTGGAGAGAACATCCGCAGCAGTAGCACCAGTGTTGGAAGCAGGAGCAGGGGTAGAAGAGGTCTCCGTCGTCGTTCGCAGGCTCTCGGAGACTGTAGCAACGAGGGCACTCTTGGGGGCCGGAGTAGGGTCCACGGGTGCGGCTTCGGCGACCTCCGCTTTAAGCTGTGCGCTTAATCTCTCTGCAAGTTTGTGGGGTGCGTCGGTAGCCTCCCACCAAACGCCAGCGTTTCCGCGCAAGTTGGCACCAATGGCCAACAGCTTGTCGGCCAGTTCGGGAATGGTGTTGCCTGTTACTTCGATCTTAATCATTTTTCTTATCCTTCAGTTGTTCGATAGTTTCATCACGGGTGGCAAGCATGAGTTCAAGCACGTCGATTTTGTGTTGCAGCTCGCAGACCTCGTCGTCGAGCTTGTTCGCGTCGCGTTCAAAGTCTTCGGCGCGATCCTTTAGTGTTTCAACCTCCCCCTCGAAATCGACCCATACGGCCTCCAGACGCTCGGCCAGCACGATGGCCAGCTCTGCGTTGGGGTTGTACCTTGCCTCTTCAAGAAGTTTGCTATCCTCGCACATGCGGTAGCGGCTGCGGTCTAAGAGTTCCATGTTCATGCCTTTCTCGCTACGACCTTTACGGTCGTGTAGCCCTT